TATTTTCCATCAAAAATTCTATGACAAATTGTCGTGTCTCCATTTTTTACAAAGATGTTGAAGATTTCTGGTCCATCAGTATAAGAGGTGTCCATAACTGATGGGTCATGCATAATAGAGTCACTATTATCCGTCATGTAAATAACAGTTTTCATTTTCAAATGATACTGTAAGTCATCTTTAATCTCATTAATGAGGTCGTAGAATTCAATTGAGTTTTTTGCATTTGGATTGTAACCTCTAACATTGAAATACCTTTGAACAACAATGTTGTCGTTAAGGGTTAGAAGAAATTCCATTTTAGTGCTGTCTTGCTCTTTCATAAAGTTTTTTTAATTTTTGTTTGTGTTTCGTTTTTCTTTTCGTGTAAGTTTCATAAATGGTCGGAGGAAATTTACCCAAGCCTCATCGTTCTTGGGTAAGTACTTGAAGAGACCGTCCTCCATCATCATTCTCATCAAGTTTTTGTATCCACGGTCTGTGGGGTCTATTGTGTCTGTATAAATTTGTTCAACCAACTCTTTTCCTTCTTCAGTAATCAAAGGGTTATGTAGGTCAACGATTTTTTTGTTTGTCTCATAGAAATCTTGGCCAAATGTACCACTTTTAGTTTTACCAATCAAAATGTTTTCTAACGCCTTTGGTTTTTTCTTTTGCTCATTATTTCGTGCATTATCCAAGATTTCTTCAATAGTAAACGATTTCTCTAACAATTCAGGAAACAATTTGACCAAAGTCTTTTCCCCCAACATTTCTATACCATCTATGTTATCAGACTTATCCCCTGTCATAATCTTGGTTAATAAGACATTTTGGTGGGGTATGTTGACCTTATTAATAGTAATCATGTCTCCATACCTATAATATTGTTTAGAGGTCGGAGAATAGATTGTTACCCTTTCTGATATAAGTTGAGTTAAGTCTTTGTCGGCAGAAAAAATTATGATTTCTTCATCGACAGACAACTTGGTATAATACGCAATAAGGTCATCTGCTTCGTTGTTTATCATTTCAACTTGACGAACGAATATCTCCTCGAGGTATTGTTTGACTCGAGACTTTTGTTGAAGATATGATTCGTACTTAAACTCATTCATATCTTGACGACGATTTGCCTTGTATTGGGGATATATGGATTTTCTTATGGAAGAGTTGGAGTTTCCATCCCAAAATACCACAACCTTATCATGATTGTGTTCTTCTAAAAATTTTCTCAAGATGTTTATAAAATGGTAGATTCCACCTAAGTGGTCTCCACCATTATACAATTCTTTAACTCCATGAAATCCAATTTTGAACAGATTATCTCCGTCCACTAATAACGTTTTAATCACAACCAGTGATTTTAATGTGAAACAATAAACTAGTCTTCTTTTTCTTCTTTTAAGGTGAAGTCACCATCCGAACCGATAATATCTTTCCAATAGTCGGCATACTCTTTTTTGTAAGATTCAATGGACACCTTTTCTTCGGCAGCTTCTTTACCTGCTAAGAATCCATGTGGAGTCACAATTATCTTTCCATCTTCATATCCCAATCCATTGATGTGGTTTTTCAATACGGAGATTTTAGTTCTGATGGCAAACTTAACACTTCTTTTGTCTTTTGTCGCAGTGATTTTGTTTGTACCCGCGCCTTTTTGATTTCCAAATAGAAATACCAAAGATGAGTTCAACCAAATTGCCTCACCACCTTTTGCTTTAATTTTTGGTTGACCAAAAGGATTATCAGGAAGTTCAACCCAAGGTTGATTAACAATAACCAAAGTGTTTTCATATTTTGAATCTGCTTTACGAGATCCTGAAATACGTTGATTAATTCCCATACCAATTTTATCAGCCAAGGTAGAAGCATTGTGTTGCTTTCCACCCTTTCCTTCGTAAGTCATCTTACAAGGAACTGAACCAACTGAATCCCAAAGGAACAATAAACTATAATCCAACTCACCTTTTTCTTGAGCATCTAACAAACTATTAATGTAGTCAGTTATTTGTTCAATATAATCAAAGTTATTATTGAATATATAAAACCCACCCCATTCTAATTCTCCTGTTTCTGTATCTACAACTTCCTCACATTCAAACCCCATTAATTTTGCGTGGTCAAAAGACCATTTTTGTTCAGTGATGATAAATACAGGTAAAATACCTTTCTTTTGAGCATCAACCGCAGTTTTAACTAGCGCTGTTGTTTTACCCGTATCTGAATGTCCTAAGAACATATTGATGTGTCCCATAGCAGGACCAGGTAAACCAACCGCATCCAAAAACGGAGAACCAAGGTCAAAGAATCTTTGTGGTTTATACTTTGCCGATGTGGAAAACTTTTTTTTCAAAGACCCGAAGTCGTTCTTCTTAATAGCCATTACAGTTCGTAAATTTTAAAGTTTTTAATAGTTTCCAACTTGTCGTTTGCATTAGTTAGTTGTTCAACCAAATTATCCATTTCCTCGGTGTGTTGTGGGTGCTCACCAATTCCTACAGGGTTTGTAAAATATACATATAATCTTGCCTCTGCATCTGCAATTTCAGACTCGTATTTTTTCACAAGAGCATCTTTCAATTTTTCTGCTAAAAATGTGTTCATTTTTTTTAATTTTTTAAAGTTAATAAAAATCGGGTTTAGATACAAAACCCGATTATGTTTTTTTGATTTAGAATGGTAAATCTTCTGATGGTTCTTCGTCAGCTTGTGGGTCAACAACAGGAGCGGTTTGTTGTTTTGTACCTCCAAGTGAAATCTCTGCCTCTTCACCGTAAACATATTTTTTAAGTTCAGATGACCAAATTGGTGTTTCACCAACTGCAACTGCCTCTAAATATTCTACAGGTTTTTTAGAATATACATCATTCCATGTTAATTCATCTTGAATCCATCCTTCCATGATTGCCTTATCCTCATGTAATGGTTGTGGGTCATCGTACATAATGGTTTGAATTACTGTGTACTCTTTTCCTTGTGGTGTTTTTGCCTTTGTAAGTTCGATGATTAAATCACGACCTTTTTCAGCATCAGTTACATCACCTTTGGCTTTCCAAATTGGGAGAATTTTATCTAAAACACCTTCTTGTTTGTAGTTGTGTTTGAACCTCCAAAACTTAACGCCATCTTGTTCATTATCTCGGTCAATAACTTTCACAATGTAAAATAAACGTGAACGGTATTGTGATGCCAATTCTTTGTCTTCTTTTTTACCTGTTGAAATTAATTCGTTATAAACTTCAGTTAATGGTGAACGGTCGTTGTCGTTTTTGTCAGGGTCATACAACTTAACCCACTGCCCGTTTACTTGGATTTCATGATACCAAACTTCAACAAATGGTGATGAACCATCTTTTGTAGGTAAGATACGGATTCTTCGTGATGCGGATTTTTCATTCTTTTGAAGAATTGCTGAAAAATACTTTTTCAATCTGTCTTCTTGAGAAATGTTTGTTTTTTGTGAACTCGATGATGTTGAGTTCTTTTCGTACTGTGCAAGTACTGAATCTAATACTGAATTTGCCATAAATAAATTTTTAATTATTACTCTTTTATCTATGAAAAATATAAGTGAAAATTAAAGTTTGTCAAATAAAAAAGGGAAGATAATTCTTCCCTCAATTTTGTTGTAAAAGTTTGATTTTTATTCAGAATCTTCTTCAGTATCGTATAGGTTAAAAGTTTTTTTAACTTCATTTGGTGAATAGTTTTCAACTTCGTCAGAAGTTAAAATATATTCGTTCTTTCCACTTTTTTCCATTTCATCTTTTTTGTCATCAAAAAAGTCTGTAAGTTTTTGATTGTATGGATAAGAATCTAATGAACGTAATTCTAATTTTTCTTCAGGACTTTTTTGTCTATACTTTTCTAACTTAGTTTCAAGACTATTAATTTTATTCATTATTTCATCCATATTAGATAGTTTCGACTCTAAGTCATCTAATTTTGTGAAAATTCCATCCATAAACTCATCTTGTTTTGCTTGAATTTCTTGTTGGGTAGTTACTAAATCTGTGATATCGATTTCCTCAGTTTCTTCTTCACCTTCATCTTCAGGTGTCACTTCTTCAACATCGGGGTCATTTTCAACATCTACAGGTTCAGGAACTTCGGTTGCTCCTGCCGCTGCGGGGTCCGCCGCTCCTGCCGCTGCGGGGTCTGCAGCTGCGGGGTCCGGTGCACCTCCCGCCGCTGGGTCAACAGCTGTAGGGTCAGCCGCCGCTGGGTCGGCTGCCGGGTCTGCCGGTGGTGGTGGAGGAACATCTTGCTCTCTAAGAATATAAGAATTAATTTGATTGAATCTTTTTAATTCTTCTAAGATTTTTCTATCTAAACTCATTTTTAAAAATTTATCCGTTTAATAATGTTTTGACTCCTGTTGGTGTTTCAACTTTTAAAGTTTTATTTGTTTTCATAGTATTGTCAACTCTTTCAATTAAACCGTCTTTCATTCTAATTGTATAACAATCACCAGTGTCCAAGTCACAAACTTGTTGGTACCCATTACCATCTTCTTTTGTGGTAATTCTAGTATTTTTTTTCAAGTAGTTGTCTAATAATAATTTGATGTCCATGTCTTTTTTTTATATAAATATATGTTTATTACGTATTTGTTAAAATATCTCGTAAAAATCAGTATATCTATTGATG